ATGGCGCTGGCTATGGCGCTGGCGGTGGCGATGGCGCTGGCTATGGCGCTGGCGGTGGCGATGGCACTGGCTATGGCGGTGGCGATGGCGGTGGCTATGGCTATGGCGATGGCACTGGCTATGGCGGTGGCGATGGAGGGATTGATTGCAGCAAGCTCTCATCCTGAATCGATGGGTGATCCAGATCCTTTCGATACGGCAAAACGTGCCGCGATATATGCCGACAAACTCCTGGCCGAGCTTGCAAAGGAGAAGACATGAAAAAGTTATGGATTCTGTTTCTGTTTTTAAGTGGTTGCGTGACAGTCGGCGCGGCCAGGCGGTACGGAGAGCAACGATATTGGGAGGGACGATTTGATTCCATGTCTGTTTGTATTGAGGATAAATTAAGTCAATTAAAGGAGAAATTGAAAAGTTTTTACACCATTCCATACGATGCGGAATACGATAAATTGTCAGACGAAACGGCAAAAGAAACCGACGAGAAATTTAAGGACAAAGAGGAAAAGTTGGGGGTTAAACCATGATCAACGTTGAAGAGGGAATACAAAAAACATGGGGTGAAGAACATTTTGACGCGATTACCATATTACGGAAACTTGCTCGCGACCTTGCCGCCGAACGTGACAAAATAATCGAATTCTCCGTTGAACAGGAAGTTGAGTGGCGCTATAAAAATGATTGGGTCGGAGAAAAAAGACCGGAGGAAGTCAGGAAGTGGGTGATGATGATGATCGAAAAAAAGATTTCGCGTCTGGGTTTTCTAGAGGTTACGAATATCGCCAGGCGGAGATCGACCGGCTCAAAGAGGCATTAAGCGGTCTTCTTTGGATTCTTCAATATCACCACGGCACAAATGAGGATTCCCGGAAGATAGAGTTTGCGAAAGAAGTCTTAAGAGGAGTTGAACATGGATAGAAAAACGGCGGAAATAATAATTTCCGAATTCTTAAAAAAGCAAGGCGGTAAATTAGAAAATTGGGACAAAGATGAATTTGAACAAGCCAGAGGTTTTCTTGAAGGTTCCGACTACGAGCGTAAGCGGGCGGAGAAGTTGGTGGACGCGTTGAACGAAATTAAAAAAGGCGAAGGTCGCTACAGCATGGATCATTTACAACATGAAGCAAATACGATTGAGGACATGAAAGAATTGGCCGAAAAAGCCCTTTCCCTGTATAAAACTGAAAATGACAATCACTGAAGCCAGGGAAATGGAATCGTGCACCAGGAAGAAAACATGAAAACGAATTGGAGGGATCGACCGAAAATAGTTCTTGACAAATAATCTTAAGTTTAAGTAAGTTTCACGGCATGAGGACAAACCCTTGCCGGCAAGGTCTCACCATTTCAATCCAGACCCCCTGTCTTATTCGAGGCGGGGGGTCTTTTTTTGTCCGGTCAATCCTAACTGTTTTTAACGGGAGATAAACAAAGTGGCTATTCATCGGTTTGAAAAAGGTAATCCGGGGGGTCCAGGAAGACCGCGTGGCGGACATGTGGCCTGGTGCGAGGATTTTGCTCGAACGGAGGGAGAAAAGCTTTTGAAAAAGTGGGCGCGATGCAATAGCGGGAAAGTTTCAATGCAGGCATTGACTTTGATTTATGCGTATGGATTGGGCAAGCCAACCGAACGAATTGAGCACTCAGGGAATATCGGGAATTTATCTCAAGAGGTTTTGGCGATGAGGCAAGAGCGGGGGTTGCCGGAATGACCGATCAAGAGCTTTTTGAGAAATTGTCCGACCCCAAATACTTTATTGAAACGTTTTGTTGGATTGTTGACAAAAGACGGCTCAAGGTTCCGTTTTTGTTTAACCCACCTCAAGCCAAATACTATGCTAATCGGACTCTCCACGATCTTATTCTCAAAGCCAGAAAAGAAGGATTTTCAAGTTTGCTTGAGGCGATGTTTCTCCACGCCTGTATTTTCATCCCAAATACGCGAGCCGTCATACTCTCGCACGAGATGGAAGCAACAAAGAGACATTTTGACCGAATCAAGTATTACCTGCAAAATTTGGGGAGCGATGCGGTAAAAAAATATGTCGTTGATTTGGATGAGGACAGCCAAAAGCAACTTAAATTCCCCGGAACGAACTCAAGCTATTGGATCGGTACGGCCGGGGCTCGCGCATTTGGCCGTGGCGATGATATCACGCACTTGCACCTGTCCGAAGTCGCCCACTACGAGAATCAGGACGTTTTAACCTCGGTCTTAGAGGCGTGTGTTCCCGGCGCCTACAAGGTCATGGAGACCACGGCCAATGGGGTTGGCGAGACATTTCACCGCATGTGGCGTGAGGCCAAAGACCCTCAGTCTCACTCGCCGTGGAAGACTCATTTCTTTGCTTGGTTTGAAGATCCAAGTAATTACGTTGACCCGCCCGAAAAGTTCCACCTCACTGGTCAAGAGGTAAACCTTAAAGAGAGATATGGTCTCAGTGACGGTCAGGTTTGTTTTTATCGGAACAAACGCGCCGAGATGGCCGATAAGTCACTCATGCCCCAGGAGTATCCATCGGATGACGTGGAAGCGTTTTTGAGTTCCGGTCGTCATCTGTTTAACCTTGAGAAGCTGTCTGAGAAGCGGAAGTTGATCGAGAAAACATTGCCACTCTATATCGGGGATTTGTACGACGACGGCAAGAACATCAAATTTCGGGACAGTGAAGACGGCCCAATGAGAGTGTGGAAGCCTCCCCGGGCCCGGAGACAGTATGCTATCGCCGCCGATGTCGCCGAGGGCGTTCCGGGTGGCGACTACTCCGTGGGGCAGGTATTCGACCGGGCAACATGGGAGCAGGTGGCCGTTATCCGACTGAGGGTTAATCCAGGCGAGTGGGGCCGGATGCTCTGCACCGCCGGCTACTACTACAACAACGCCGTTTTGATTCCGGAGAATAACAACCACGGCCAAGCAGCCATCGAAGCGATTGTGGCCGCCAATTATCCGCACTTGCTTGAGACCCCGGAGTTGTGGCCGGACGTGAAGACGGTGAAGAAAGGATTTCCAACGAATGAGAAGACGCGAATCATGGCGATAACATCGGCCAGGAATGCCGTTGATGACAGCACGGTATTTATCAACGACCCGATTACGATCAACGAAATGGAAACCTTCGTCCAAAACGCGGACACCGGAAAGTTCGAAGCTCAAAAGGGATGTTACGACGATTGCGTTATGTCATTTGCGATTGGGGCGTATTGCATGAAGAATTTAACTGTTGATGAAAGCTACGCTGACCGGGTTAAGCCGCGACGGACGGTTGGAAGTTCAAGCATGATTACCGAGCGCGGGGACAGCTATCAGGGTCGGCGGAAGGCCACCGGATACTAGTATGGGAATAGTTACTTTACCGGAATGGTTTTTCAAATAAATTAAGTGGAGGCGTGTCATCGACTATCCAGTTCTAGATGTCAGTAGGGTAAAAAAGGTTCTCGGCAATCGTATCCTGGTTCAGTGGGAAGAGGCGAAGAAAGATTTACTGGGCGGTCGGCTCGTGCGCCCGGATACGCACGTCGCCGCCCATTACACGGGGATCATACTCAAGAGAGGGGTGAAGGCTCCGAAAGAGTTTGAGGAAGGGAAACGGATTTTGTTCGAGCAGTTCAGCGGATTCGAGAAGTACCAGGCGGGTGACGGCAAGACCCGATACGCCTTTGTCATGACCGATGCTTGCTTGGCATTTTTGCCGAAGCGGGCGAATGTTGAGGCCGGAGACGACGACAAAAAATACGGAGATTAGGAGGTTCGATGAAAAAGTTTTTAGCATTGTGTTTGGTTTTATTTGGGATGGCGTCTTTCTGCCGTGCGGATAGTTTTTCGGAATACTTAGCCAATAAAGAAGTTTTCATAAAGGGACGGGTTTCAGTTGCGGCCAACGTCAGCACGAATTCGATTCTCATAAGTTTGTCCAGTACGACGGGGGTATATCCGTGGCCTCACGGTAACGTTGATCCAAACGCGACGAGGGAAGTCAATATCGATTACATCCGACTTGACATAGACAAAACGGCGGCCTCAACTTGCACCGTTAAGGTCGGCGTCATCACGTACGTTGATTCATCGTCGGCGAACATCACGTATGTTTGGGGAAGAGAAAGCAGCAAGAATGTGTCGAACACAAATGTTTTGGACACGCAGATGTTTTTCCCGTCGGCATTAAGATGTCGAGTTAACCCGAACGGTTCGTCTGAAGGATATACTCCCTATATTCTTTCAAACAACACAAATAACTATACGACCCTTGTATCGAATGTTGGGATTCCTTCTATTCTCGATGTCAACGGCCCGAAGGCAAATTTCACCGTATTTCCGAGGGTGGGGGATATAATTCTCTCCGTTACTAACGGAACGGTTGCGATTATCGTTAATATCGAAATGTTTTATCGGACAGGGGCGTTTTGACGATGAGCACGCCTTGCCGTCGCAGCGGATGTTCTTGTGATTCTTTTAATTCGGATTTGACGTATCCGGTCAGGTGTCGATGGTGTCGGCACAGTTACGAATTTCATGAAGGCGTAAGAGGACGGGACGTGTTTTTGATGGTTTTGTTTTTGGTGTCGTTGGGATTGTCTTTTGTCTTATCGGGGTGTGTGACGAGACGGTGTGCGTGTCAGATGTATGAACTTGGAAAGTCGATTGGTTTGTTGGAAGGCAATCTGAATTGCCTGGGAATCTTAAGGAAACCGTGATGGAAGAAGTCAAGTTATACGACGACAAGGAAACCGTTTGGGGATTCACCGATGAGTCAAAGAAGGTGATGGTGATTTCGATTCCGTTGAGATATTATTCGGAGGATTTGGTGAACGGATCGGCATTGCTTCGCGGGAAGTGCGATGAAATGAAAAGCATTGCTTTACAGGAAATTAAAGAGATGCGGATGAGGAAAGCTCAAAATGGGTTGCTTTTGGCGAGACCCATGCCGAGGATCGGCCCGGATGGAAAGCCGGATTTAAGCGTTGCATAGGAGGAAACAATGTCGGAAATTCATATTTCAAAAGGTGACGTGCCGGAGTTGGACGGGGTGGAAGGAGACGTCAAGGTTCAGGTGGAAGGTCATTTAACGTGGAATGGTGATGAGGGAACGATCACGGCGGACATGGTTAACGTTGACACCGAGAACCAGGCCGACAAGGCGTTCAAGGAGATGCGGGGGGAGCCGCACAGCCAGGAGAACATGCCGAAGGGCGACATGGAAGGGGGATCATTCTGATGCCTAACCCAAGATGGAACACGCAAATAAAGTCCAAGGATCACAAGACGTTGCCGAAGGGTAAGCCCAATA